TTACCGCCAGCCGTTGCCGAGACGTCGATTTCGTCCAGCGTCTTCAGATAATCACGTGCCATAGCTCGCAGGTCTTTATCACTGCTTCTGGTCAGACGTGATAGGGCAGTGCGGGGTCTTAACGCTTGACTTATCTTCTGGCTGTTAAAATTGAAGTCGCCCTGGTTTATATGATGATTGATCGATTTAACTGCCGCCAGGATGTCGTCGTAGAACAGATCGTCCGCCAGAGCACTCCCCGCCGCCTGACCAATGGTGTCGTCTGCACCTGTTGATAGTGCCGCCAGCAGCTTGCGTTCGGCTTCAGGTCGGATCTTCATCCGCATCACCGTGCGTATCTTCCCTTTGACCTGCTCGGTATAGAGCAGCACATTCTGATCCTCGATGTCGTCGATGTCCACAGGGAGTGACTTTCCCTGCCAGCCAGACTCACGGGCATCTTCGATCAAGGCTTCTGCCTCTTCAGGTATGTGTTTAAACTTCCCGGCAGCTTTATCAGTCGGCAACACCTTCATGTCCACATCGAAACTAAACACCGCCTTACGGTCACCCGTCCGCTTACGCAGCAATCCGGTATAAAACTCCTCGAAGTCACTTCGGATATTATTCTTGCGAGCCAGAGCTGTTTCGTAGAATTGTTTCAGCTTCAGTGGCTGCTTTCGAAAACAGCGTTCAGCATAGGATTTCAGCAGCTCGATATAAGCTTCATCTGTGATCGTTTCGATGCGACGGATGTATCTATATGTCGCCTGCAGGTCGAGGTCAATCGTTCCGTCCCGCCAGGCGCGCATAACCGCGTTGTAGAACGGCTCCTTCTCGCCCCAACCGTGATTGGGGTGATAGGTGAGTGATAGCTTGTCATCACCGAGATATTTAAAGAGCTGGCTTTTATCGATGCCTCGGATCTGTCCGTTTTTCAACCGCAGAAACTGCTTTCCATGAGCATCGTGATTGGAGATCAACCAGTCAATCACGTGCTCGCGCTGCAACTGTTCAAGCTCAGTGGCTTTAAGCTTTTCGACAACCGCATCTCGGAAATCAAAATCCTTCTTCAGATCGTTGCGCCACTTTTGGATCGAGCCCTTCAATTTGCCCCGTTCCAGAACATCGAGCTCGATGTAGCGCACTTCGATGGCGTCGGGATCGATCAGCCTGCCGATCCGGTAAGCCGCCTCGTCGCCATACGCCCGAAACTCCTCAGTCGGCTTGAACAGCCATTTTGCTCCCTTGCGATCAGTGAAGAAATACTTGGTGTGGGCGCCCTCGATGTCTGCACGCCCCTGGAAGTTGAACGGTTCCGATCCCGCGAACTTCTGCCAAGCATCGTCTGTTGCGGTCAGTTCATTCGGCGCGACAGGTTTCGGTGTCGGTGAGGTGATTTTCGAAGACGGCGGCTTGGGTTTGCCCTTGACCTTCTTACCGCCGTGTTTCTCAGCCCACTTCGCCCACTTGGCTTCGATCCCCGCTTTGGCTGCCTCAATCGTACTCTTGTCGGTGGATGTCATCAGAACGATCAGCTCGTCCTTCGACGCCCACTGGTAGTGGTGCAGCTTGGCAGCCTTGGCTATCTGCTTCAACTCCCCGGCGCTCAGGGCTTTGACCGATTGAACGAAACTCTCCCCGGCGAACTCAACCTGCCCTTTGAGCGCTGTCCACTCGGCTTCGGGAAGTAGCTTCTTGGCATCGGAAAGCGCTTGTGACATCTCATCCAGCTTGGTCAGCGCCTGCTGGAAGTTTTGAGGTTTCAAAGCGGGCAATTCAGAAAGCCCCGAAGCTATCTTCTCCTTGACCGCCTCGATCTGCTGCTGCACCAACTGCTGGGTGAGTTCCTCTTTGGCTTCCTTCTCCACCTGCTGTTTCAGCAGAGCGATCAGCTCTTCCTTCGAGCGGAGAGCCCCGATCTTGTGCTTCTTAATCAGCGCCTTGAGCTGAGTTCCCTTCAACGATTCCAGATCGACATCCGGCTCAAAGGGCTTCAGCAGTTTGATAAAATCATTCTTGGTGCGGGCGATGGAGATGCCGTTGGCTTGGGCGAGCTTTTGCAACTGTTTCATAGTCAGCTTTTCAAATTCACCTTTCGAAACAGCCGTCCCGATCTTGACCGCCTCGCCATGCTTTTTCGCAGCCATATCAGCGATCTCTGACGGCACGAGGATGCAGTCGTAGTCCGGCTGCTTCGCTGCTGCCTGGATCGCCAAAGCCCAAGCGTAAAGGTTTGCTTTCATCATAGCCATCGTTAGTGCACCGGAACTCCCGCCCGGCAGACCTTTGCCCGGGCTGCCATTACTAGACAACGACATTGAGGATGAAGTGGGATAGGAGGCGCTTGGTCAATTGGGAATTCCCTGCCATCCAAAGGACCGCACTCCGGACAGGTGCGTTCGTCGCCTGCGGTCACCCACACCACCATGCGCACCCCGACCGTGTCATAGAACTTCCGTCGTCCCTGTCCATGAGCTCTTAGCGTCTCGGTGCGAGTGATAACTTCGACCCGGTTCTGCGCTGTCCTGAAAACGGTCTTGCCTGCCTTGCGGAAATCCTCTGGGTCGGTGATCACCCTGCCGATCTTCTCACCGATCTTTGCGATGGAGTCACCGGTGACGATCCCGACCGCGATCTGCTGTTTGATGTTGTCCGCTAACTCGCGTGTGACATTCCCCAAGAGTTGCAAGTCGTAGTTGACCAGGAAGTCGAGTGCTGATCGATCGGTTAAACTCATCACCTGACCAGCCAGCTTGACTCGGTCTTCGTGGGAAAGGTTCTCGTAATGTGGAAACCTTAGTTCACTGAACTCTCCAATGCTGCCGGTTACCCCATTCTGAAAAGATTCCTTAACAGCCGTTTTCATCATCAAAGTCTGTTCATTCTTTAAATCCCTAACGATCCCATCAATCTGGTTCTGAATCCCTTTGAGCTGTTCCTTGCGGACTTCGAGCCCCTTTTTCAAAACCTTACTGTCACCGATGCGGACTAACTCCGCCTTGACATAGGTGTCGGCTTTCTGTAGCGTCTTTACCATCTCATTCACATGTCGTTCGGTGTACAAATCACGTGAATGAATGCTCCGCAAGACAGCCTGCTGGATTCGTTCAGCCTGGTTCAATCAACCATCTCCACATCTTCTGCTTTCATAAACTGCCGGCAGGCAGCCTGATCGAAACGACATTCCGCACCTGTCACATGGCAGCGATTATTATCCGCGTCATGGAAAGCGCAATCGCCACAAAGACGATCATCATCAGTCGAAGCGTATAAATCCTCGGCTTCTGACTTCTCCTGCTTTTCGACGCGAGAGGACTCCTTTACCTGGTCGAGCCCCAGCATCTCCTGGGCGGTCTGTACTGACATGACGCCCATCTGCACCAGGGAGACGATGTCCTTGATGTCCCAGGACATGTCGACCAGTGTGCCCTCTTTCGTGCGATTGGACTTTTCGACATCGGGATTCAAGTCCATCTTCGTCTGGATTGTATTCTTGGAGATCAGGTTGCGGTCGTAGAGCTCGATCAGCAGTTTCTTGACCTCAATCTCGTTTGTCAGATCGACGTCGGAGAAGATGTATTGGATTTTCTTCTCGGTATAACCTTTCATCTCCTTCCAGTCATCGAAAATCCAATCGAGAATCTCACGCGCCACCTGCTTAATCTCCTTCAGCATGATGACCATCTTCTGGAATGCGATTGAGGCAGTGGCGAAGTTAGGTCCATCGCCGGTGACGAGGGACTTCGCCACACCGAGCGCAACGATAATATCTTCTTTGACCTCCTTAACCTTGTCCTCGGTGTTCAAGACCTGTCCCTCGGTGCCGTATGTCTCAGCGCGCACATAGAACGGAACCACCAGTCCAGATTTCAAATCCATCTTATTGATTTGGTCGCGGATGGTTGATATCATCTTCTGCGTCGGCATGATCACTTTGTCGCCGTACTTACCACCGACCAGGATGAACCGCAACGGCGTCGTCCAACGCTTGGCAATAGCACGCTGCGCTCTTCGATAATCCCGCAAGAGCTCGATGGACTCGAATGCTGGTGTCACCATCGAGTTACCACGGGCGGAGAACTGAGGTGCATTCCATTTGCGGTGAATGAGCTGATCGAGTGGGAGTTCAATTTCATCGCCGGTGGAGCCGCTTTCGGTTTCCGGTTTCTGAATCGCCTTGATCAACTCTCCCCCCTCGAATTCAAAGTCAACTGAGGGAGGATTAACGCAGATCAGCTTGACGATGTCGTTGTGCTCGCCCTTGGAGGCTTTCCCATCCGAGCCGTATCGCTTGTAACCGATGCACTCACCCTTGATCAGCAGCTGCTGAATCATGTCCTTCAGAAAGCGGTTCACATTTAGCGAATTGAATAGCTGCGTGCCCTCTGATCGCACCGACTCATCATCTGATGTGATCTTCACCTGATCACCAATGGCGAACGTCCGCCAGGTGTTAATCGTGTTAGATACGATCGGCTCTTCGCAGTAGTATTCCCACGCCTTGCGAGCCCGTTCTTTCCAGTCGGTCGGGATACCCTTGATCTCATATTCCGAGCTGAACACTCCAGAATCGATATTGGCTGCTGTCCCCATCAATTCATCATCGACCACGATGGCATTTACCGTTCCTGAGTTTTCAACCTCATCTCCCCGTGAAGGTGGTGTTTTTGTATCGGTCTTCATAAGGTCGGAGTGCTTTCAGGTTCTAATTTGGGAACTGGTTCCACCGACTCAGATTTATCCTTGCTGCCCGGAGCGAAGACGAGCATTGTCGTCAAGCAGGGAAGCTGATACGTCTCCTGCTGATCTTCCTTCCAGAAGTCCACGCGCACATTCTTTTGCAGCAGCACTATCGTGCCTGAAGGATACCTGATGAGGTTGAAAAAGTTGATCCGATTGCCGTTCTCGTCGACGACCCAAACCGTACGCTCATTGCCGTCGGCAGGGATGTAGATCATGGATTGAGGTTCATCTGGCATTACGTTCTCCCCGTTTCGATTAATCGTATAAGAAGCAGCATCTCTCGCCCACTGAACGAAGGTCGAGATGGACGAAGGTCTTTGCCACCCCGATCCCGTTAAAGCCAAGCAGTCCCGCCAGGCGAATGATCTCCCCGCGAAACTCACTGTCAACGCAGGAAATGTCCACAGCCAGTCCCTTCAGATGCCACGAGCCGGGTTTACCTCCGCTCTCGCGGTTATGAGTCTCACACCGGGCTCCGGAGGTGACTGAAAGTGGACAACCAATCATACTCCGCAACGCCTCCAGACGAACCAGAAGCTCCGGTGAAACCGTCTTCCCGCAACCACAATGGCAGTCCATCTCACGGTCGCTGAAATGAGTTTTAATGATTTTGTTTGCCATTATTTTTCCATCCTTTTAAATGAACTATGATTCTTGATCACTTTAAAATATCGGATTAGTCGCCATGGGCGCGACATAAACTTCTTCGTAGTGTGGATCGAGCCCTTCCAGCTTCTCCATTTCCCGCCGCAGGAACGCGCAGCGCGTCGAGTCCACGATATGATCGTTTCCCTTCGAATAGACCACACGCCCGTTCTGCAGGGTGTATGTATGTGTGGTGAACTCGTTCTCGATGTCGATATCGTCGATGGGCAGAATGGCTTTCCGCTTTGCCAGGGCTCGATTGATCAGCGCCGTCATATATTCTTTCGTCCGTTTGCGAACAGGTTTGGTGTCATCATCATAGCCGATCACCGTCGCCCCGCCGAAGTCGAATCCACGCACCTTGGTCTCAAAGTCCTGCCCGCGGAACTTGTCCAGATTTTTCAGATCCTGCACTACCGACAGCCCATTGCCGCCGTTGTCGATCCCGATCCCGCGTGGATTGTAGTAG